TGTATCAAATGAAGGTCTAGTAAATAAAAGTGCTCGTTCTGCTGGAGGCAGATCGGTGGGATTGCCAATGATATTTTTATACATATCACTTTCTAAAGATGGTCGGAATACAGACCCAGAATCGTATACTCCTGTGCGTTCATTTCTCCCATATAAATCGGTTTCTGTTTCTATATTCTTCCCTACTATCACCTTATCCTCTAAATGTACATTAGGGCGATGGTCTAGAATAGGAAATAACGTATATTTGGTAGATGCCGATCTCGGATTAAATACGGGTTTCGACGTTTTGTTGTCAAATGCTCTTCCTAAAATTCTATCATTTAATTCATCTACGCGATCGTGCTGCCCAGATGAGAGACCTGTATGAAGACCATATATCGGTTTTGATTCCATTATATTATATACATATAAAAATATAAAGGTATCTCGACGAGTATAATATAATATGATGCAAACAAATTATGAAGAACATTTCGATTTGTTTGCATATACCTTATCTGATTTTCAAAAAGAATCTATCCAAGCAATTGTGGATGGAAATCATTCATTGGTAACCGCCCATACTGGTTCCGGTAAGAGTTTACCTGCAGAATTTGCAATCCAATATTTTACAAATAAGGGGAAAAAAGTAATTTATACATCGCCAATAAAGGCGCTAAGTAATCAAAAATATTACGAATTCATTCAAAAATATCCTCATATATCATTCGGTATTATGACAGGTGATATTAAGATAAACCCAGAAGCAGATGTGGTTATTATGACGACCGAAATTCTAATGAATTCCTTATTTACTGGACCTATTCCAGACCTAGCTTGCGTCATTTTCGACGAAATACATTATATTAATGATACAGAACGAGGTAAAGTATGGGAACAATCTATCTTAATGTTACCTAAAGAAGTTCAAATGGTCATGTTATCTGGAACAATGGATTCCCCTGAAAAGTTTGCGGCTTGGTGCGAACGCGGCGATACCGAAAAAAAGGTCATAGTATCATCTACAGAGTCGCGTATCGTGCCATTGGTGCATTACGGATATTTATGCACTACAGAAGGTTGTATCAAACGAATCAAGGATAAATCTATCCAGAAAAAAATACAAGATTCGACTGGAAAACTCATTGAATTGAAAAACGAACACGGTAAATTCAGTGAATTTGGATATAAAGAAATTAAGTCTACAAAGGAATTAATGTCAAATGACAACCAGAAACGCCAGCATGTTATGAATAGTTTATTATTACAATTGAGGGATAAGGAGATGTTACCAGCAATTGCATTTGTATTTTCACGAAAACAAGCCGAAATAATGGCTGGAGAAATTACAATTCCATTATTGGAGTTTGATAGTGAAGTTGCATTCAAAGTTCGGAATGAATGCGAACAAATTATAAGGAAATTACCGAATTGCGCAGAATATCTTGCATTACCCGAATACAATCGTCTTGTATCACTATTGGAGAAAGGTATTGGAGTTCACCATTCGGGTATGATACCTGTATTACGCGAAATAGTAGAGTTTATGATTCTGAAAAAATATATAAAATTACTGTTTGCTACAGAATCGTTTGCCATCGGTTTGAATTGCCCGATCAGGACCGCTATTTTTACGAGTCTTACTAAATTTGATGGTATTCAAATGAGATATTTATTACCACATGAGTATAATCAAGCAGCGTCGCGATGCGGTAGACGCGGGTTGGACACAATCGGTCATGTTGTTCATTGCAATAATATGTTTAATATGCCAACTTCCATTGAATATAAAGACATATTATGCGGAAAGCCACAAAAACTAGTTTCTAAATTTCGCATATCATTTCCAGTGATTCTCAATCTGATGCGCAATAATAAATGCTGTATCTCAGATTTTACGGAATTTGTTGATAAGAGTATGTGCAAAAATGAAATTGAAAAATCAGTGATTAGTGAAGTAGAATACTTAGATAAACTATTAATCGACAGAGAACAAACTGAACTATTATTGTCTGGGATTCAAACACCGATTGAAGTATGTAATCGATATATAGAACTAAAAAGTTGGCACCTACACTTGTGAATAAAAAACGCAAAGAAGTGGAACGTGAAATATCCCAAATATTATTTGAATATAAAAACTGTGTTTTGGAATCGGTTCAAACCAGTAAATTGAATACGATTGTATATGATATAGATAATATGAGATCATATATAGCGCACTTACAAACTTACATACAGCGAAATGTAAAAACTATATGTGATATATTGAATGAGCATAAATTTATTGAATATGATGAGAACTCGTATAAATTTACACATAAAGGACTTATTGCTGCAGGTATTGCTGAAATACATCCTCTTGTTGCTACCGATTGTTTCCAATCATGGTCCGAACTTACGCCCAAACAAATCGTGGGATTGCTATCATGTTTCACTGATATTAAAATAGAACAGAATTACAAGGTATCGGTTCCTACCACAAACGACGTACTATTGAAACTACGTATAAATGAAATGCTTGACGTATTTCGAACATATGACGAAATTGAATGCCAACGGAAGACAGACCCTGCATATAACTATGTAGACCCAGTGATATTTGATATGACCGATCTTATGATGGAATGGTGCGATTTTACAGACGATATTCAATGTAAAGTTTTTATCCAGAATAAACTTTTGTGTTCGGTTGGTGATTTCACAAAGGCGATCCTGAAAATAAGCGCAATAGTAAAGGAATTTATTTCGATATGCGAACAACTGGGTATGGTTGATTTTCAACACAAATTAGCTGAGATTGATGGTATGATACTGAAATATGTGGCTACATCACAAAGTCTATACCTATAGTGGGTTGATTCAAATTATATTTCATCCCATTTCATTATACTTTCTCTAATTACATAGCTGGGGAAAAAAATAGGCTATTATACGAACTTTTCTAAGGAATTCAATAGTAAAAATTGATTTCAAACTAATTGTTTCGTATAATATAAGAAATTACAAAAAAATAATATGAGTGATACTGATACAGATAACGATAGTGTAGTATTATATGGAAGTGAATACGACATCTACGATGATGATGGTGAATATATGGAAACTGAAGTAAAACATGGTTCGTATTATATAGGATTGGCTGGTTATGTTAAAGGACAAATAGAACCGATTTTAATGAGTTCTATTAGTCCACGTGCATTTATGCTACACGATCATTCCATTATATTGGAATATTTGACTGCGTATAGCATATCTAAAGTAGATAATCCAACATTGGACATCCTACATGTGCATATTGACGATAGACAAACATATAATGTCACTATAAAAACTCACTGGTTACGCTTGTTCCAACGAAGATGGAAGAATATTTATGCAAAGCGTATCAATATGAGAAAGAAACCATCATCATTATTGTATCGTGCAGTCCACGGAAAATTTCCAACTGGAAAATTTCCAACCGATTTATTTAGTTAATGTCATTATATATAAAAACCGATTTATGTCTCCCAGTATTTCATCACGAACACTCAATAAATCGGTATCGTGTTCTTTATCCAGTATATTATTCAGATTTATCAGAAAATCGCGATACTGATGTATTCGTTCTGTAAAATTAGATTTATGAGAATCCATTATTTTTTCACTAAACTTGGGAATTTCACGTTCATTCTTTCCTAGCATTATTTCCACGAATTTGTCTATATGTTCGTTCAACAGTTTATATAATTTGTCTGTTGCCTTATGTTCCGAAAAGGAGTATGTGTTCCAGTGGTAGAGTTTTACTGTATTCAGCATTCCCAAGAATGTTTCTATTATATTTGCCTTATGCAATTTACGTTTTTTTACTGTTCGGCGCTTAGTTTGTCTCATATACAATAATAAAAGAATAAAAAATTGATTTGTCGTGAACTTACAATACAACAGTGTTAAAATTACAACGAGAAGAATGACCTTCACACGATATTTATATAACAAGGAACACGTGAAATATTCATTGCTGTTATCGCTTCTGAATCGTGACCCGAATCAAGCAAAATTCTGGATATACGAACTGTATTATTCTGGATTCAAATATGAGTGCTTTACAATTATATGGCAATTATATTACCAACTCTACGCAGGATTCTATGTGAATTTAGAAAATTTACTGAAACAACAAACATTGGAATGGATGGATGATAATTCGCATGATTGGACTATAGGAACTATTGTAGAGAATATGGCGCGTCAAGAACCGTGCATTGAATTCCAACGTATTTTCCAAAAGGAACACAGTGCCCCCGATGGATTAGACGCATATATAAGAAAAATATTAGACGACGATACTATAGATCCTGAAAAGGTGTTTTCAGAGTTCGTGCAACAATATAATTGTTTTCGTCTAAAGGGACGGAAAGCACATGAGTCATTCCGCGATACCATCTCAAAGATACCGATGATATCTACGCGCCAAGCATACGCGTCCAGATTATTTACTGGTGTGTTCTTGCTTGACTCAAGTAATGGATTCGATAAAAAAGTTTATATCATTCTAAGCAAAGATGATATAACACAATACAAAAATAAACCGTTCGTACAAAATAAAAGTTGGAAGATTTTGCGTCGCGAACGTAAATATATAATAGAAATTCCGCCAGATAGCATAAATGTACTATTTGATGCGAAATGGTTATTGTTTGCTTATAGTTCTCCGATTTGGCGTAAGAGAATTGAAAAATACGGAGGTAAGTTAGTAGATGAAACAATTATATTTGACGACGAAGACCAAGAAGAACAATTTAATTTATGGTATAATATGGAACCAGACGAACAATCCAGTAAGACAATGTCATTCATTCAGACATATCGATCATGGACCGATATTGCTTCAAAATATGCATGCCAACCATTTAACGAATGGGCGTTAACTTATAAGTTGCCATTGTTGTGAGCCCTAATAAAATACCACCCCACAATGTGTCTATCATAACCGTTCGCAGTCTCCAATTTTTCAGTAGAGCATATGTAGTCGTCTCGTAAACACCGTATATTACAAATCCTAGGATTATGGCATCAATAACTGGTTTACGATCCTTTATGATGAAATAATAAAGCGCGAATATCAAAAATGCATAACATAATGCAACACCTAAATATTTAATTTCTAATACTACACGCTGAACTTCGGCAACTTGGAGTTTAAACATTTCTCTATTAAGACCCAAAAATATACCATCTATTACAAGTAATATAATACCAGGTAAGATAACAGTATCAAATAAACGCATAATTATATTATATACTTATATTTTTTTCTGCATTAGGAACAACTACGGTAGGGAGAGTTTTTTTATGGATATTACTTTGTTGTAAATAATACATGCAATAATTGGGAATATTTGCTACACTATTGATAATTGTATTGTAATTGTATTCACCTAATTGTGTATATTCATCAAAATATTTAATACTATAGAACCAATATGGTGGAATGTATAAAATATATCCATTATCAACATCAAACTCCAAGAATTTTATTTTTTCATAATCGTTCAAATAAGCAGGTTGTGGTTCCCATACATCTATTGGAGAACGGAACTCATAATTTGTATATTCATATACGTGATGCAGCTGTTTTCGACTTCTCCAGGGTGTCATTTTAATTTGAATTTTACCAGATTTAACGCATATAAACTTCCGGGAATTTGTATGGAATTTCATTGCAGTCCTCGCACCTTTTGCACCAAAGAGAACATCCGTTTTGGAAATTAATGTAGACATCGGTTTCAATAGTTCATCGGCGGTAATATCAGTCGGTATATCTGTATTGTCTTCCGAATAGAATCGGGATTTCGGGTCTGTCTTTGTAAGTGTTTCTGCATTAGAATATGACATGGTTATACTCTCGCCAGTTTCAATGTCATTCGTATCTTTTATAGTAACAATCGCATCATTTTCTAATACAATGCGCTCAAATAGTTCAGGTTGTGATTCGCGGAGTTCAAACAGAACAGGCTGTCGCAATTCGCATATTTCGTTTAATTTTTGATTTGTCGTATAATCCATTTCATATATTTCCAAATCTTCCGATTTCTTAAACTGAGCAGTCAAATGAAAATATAAAAAGAGAACAATAATGAAAACTATAATTGTACTTAATGTATTCATGTTTATAGTATAGTTTTACATTACATGTTGTAATATAACGCAATCAATCATCATTATCTGAAATCTTGGGTGCCAGATAGAATCGCAAAGTAGGGACAATAGATTGACTCACCCCGTTTTCATCGTATGTTGGTAACTGGGAACCTACTGTTCCCTCTAAATTATATACTACCTGAAGAGGATACTCTCGTTTGAATTTCAATTCAACTTCCTTTGACAATTTATTGAACTGGGTAATGTAATGTAAATGGATCAGACTAAATGACATTTTGATTTGTTCTCCTTCTTCAATACAAAATGAGGTAAGTTCATCAATGTTTATTTCTGCGGACATCTTTCCGCAGTCTTGGCTATTAGACAACAATGTTATCTTATCTTCGGAACATTCAATATCCATCGTCTCGCCAAACATCTTGAGTTGATTAATTAGATTATACAAATTTACGGAGGATAGAATGAATTCTGCCTGATAATCAATATCAGGCACCAACATCATTTCTGCATCTAAATCAATCAGTGGCATCTCAAATGTCTTATCGAATACGTTTTTATTATCTGATATAAATTTGATTAAAAGTGTATCAAGATTGTTTCCGTCACACTCAATCTCAATACTCTGACATTTATCACGCGTACTTAGAATCTTAGAAAAAATAATAGAATTTACTCCAATAGTTGTATTTGTATGTTCGAATTTATCAAACCACACATTGGGTAGGTTCAATTCCAAAATTGATACATGACCCGCATCCATTGCTTGGATAAACATTTTATCGTCCATAAATATTATATTGATATTTTCAGCAAATAACTTCATATTCTGAAAAATTACTGCAAATGTTTCAGCTTTTATTAAATTTGATATTTGGATCTTCATTTGTATTTGTATACCGCATTCTTTATATATTTTGTTTTACAATAAAAAAATTGAAGTTCAAATTTTTTATTCTATATATAGTAAAAACCATTCCATGCCTAAATATACACTAATACCTAATTATTATGGAAAAATAAGGGAATATACTCTATGGAGTAATCGTGTAGGAGAACAAATCACTACAGTTCGTTATTGGATGGATATAGAAATATTTGTAACTTGCGATGCGGACATTGTCATTGAAATCGAAGATATAGAATACAATGGTATAAATTTGAAATATTTTGAAGAAGACATTCACATTAGCAATTTCGAATATAGGTTAAAACGATGTTATAGTAAGTATGTTTCAAGTTACCCAGACAATATAAGAAATAAACGAAAGAATCGGATAGAAGATTTATGGGAGGAAAACGATAGTCTGGAAGAAGATGGTTGGAGTATTATAGATACAGAAATAGTAGTCTATAGTAAAATAGAAATCCAAGAATCACAATAATTCATTCAACTTAACGATAGATTCTTTCTTATTGTATGCAGTAATTTTATTCATTAATTCAGGTTCAATTAAATAAGATATTATTTGCCTAATATTATCAATTACATTCGGAGTATTATACATACACAGGGTAGTCAAATATGAAGTGTATTCTATCCCTCCATTTTCTGACGGGTCTCTAGCAAATATTTCAATTAATTTTTTATTGCGTTCCACTGCAGTTACTGTCAATGATTCCAAGTTTACGTGACACTCAAATGAACCATATTGTATTTATACATCTGAGAAATAACGACTGAACATAATTTGTAAATTGTTCGTAGTTTGATGGATTTGCGAATAATTTCAATAACGGATAAGTTATGTAAATCTTATTTGTATTTGGAATTATAAAAGATGTTCGGATAAACAAATCATCAGTTCCAAATTGTTCGCATATACTACTAGCTAGATGATTTTTCTGGGTTGATTTGAATATCATATTCTTCTTATTGTCTGAATAATATTGGGATTTGAATTTCTCCAATTCATTTAATAAATCATCTGACATTTTAACTATACATATTTACATATTTATATTGTTTGCTTCAATTATTTGTTTTCTCTCATCTTCCTTTTTTTCTGGTAAGATGTTAAATTCCGATTTTCGATCATCAATTAACATCTTATTTACATCCATCGTATATGATTGTAGTTTTAAAACAATGTCTTTCAAATTTGTAATCTCTTCAACTAATACTCCGAATTTATGATCCATTTCAACTACATATTCAGATATTGATACAACACCTTCTGGTGTATCTATATTACCAGCCGATTCGGTTACTTGCGAATTTTCTAATTTTGATAAACGCGTATCAAACATGGAAATTACTTGTGGTAAAGTCAATCTATTCTGAGTTTGTAATGGGTTGGATTGGACAACTGGAATGGATGGGGGAGGTGGCGGTTCGATAACTCCTGCTCTTCTTCGTTTTGCTGCAGCAATAGAATTACTCATATACACTAGTAAATGGTTGATTATCTAAATCCATTTTTTACATATATATTTTTTTTAACATTGCAAAATTGAATGTAAAAAAATAACTATATATTTATTGAAACAATCATATCATCTCATATAACAATGTACTCTCAAGAAAATAATTTATCTTACCTCGATAACTTGAATAATGTTCAAATATGCCCATCATCTGCGACACGCAGTAAATTTGTATATAGGTCAAATACTATGGTTAAGTATATGAATCCTGGTGGTATATGGTATGTTGAGATTCTAGATGACGAACATATTTTATTCAGAACAGCACAAGGTGCAATTGACATTCGTCCTAGTAATAAATTAAATGCTATATTATCAGCAATATTAATTATGAATTGGTTTTACACTGATATTTTATCTTATATTGTTATATTCGGGCTATTATCTTCTATCTTATGTATTCATGGCGATAATGATACTATTCATTCTTGGAAGTCACTATTACCAAGCATATTGGAACAATTAGATTATATATATGACTTATGTGATTATTTAATTGATTTGTATTATATATTCGAAAAGGAGTGTGAGTGTGAATATAACACTTATGGTTTCAAAAAATCGATGTCAAAATTATTTGAAACCGTTGGAAGTAAAGCAAAAGAAATTGAAGAAACAGATGATAAAGAAACTGATGATGAAGAAGAAACAGATGATGAAGAAACTGATGATGAAGAAACTGATGATGAAGAAACTGATGATGAAGAAACTGATGATGAAGAAACTGATGATGAAGAAACTGATGATGAAGAACCAGAAACTAACGAATATGAAGAAGAAGAAACTAACGAATATGAAGAAGAAAATATAAGCAAATCAAATTATTCAATACAGAGTGAAATTGAATATCAAGGCAATATTGTGGACGATGAAATTAATATGCTATATGACAATATTTATCAATTTAATTCGTTTAATAGTAGTTTTATCGATTGGATAAAGAGAGGAGATAGTGGTATTATATCATGTGAATTCTTTTATGATAATAGTAGTGATGAGAATTGGTTGTATGCACTAGCGACTATATGTTACGAGAAAAATATTAAATACGAGGATATAACATACTTATTTGTAGAATATATCGATAAGTGTAAAGAAGAAGAAAATGATAAAGAATGGGATATAGATATCAGTAAAAATATTAATTTACAAAAAGGAAGTAGATGGTTGCGAAGTAGAGGATAATTACATTATAGGTTAATAAAAAATAAAACATAACATAAATTACATTTTACAATTTTTTTACCATGTTAAGCAAATAAATTTTTGATTAGTAAGTAAATATTCATTTTCAAAATCACTCAGGTAATTGAATTACAATATTTATGCACTCATTTTCATTTTAATGATGTCATGAGATACATACGGTGTTTGCCAAATAATATCATCAATGCAATAATCTTCAATGTTCTCACATGTGCGTTTTATTTTGATTTTAGGAAATTCCATGGGTTCTCGTTGTATTTGTATTTTGAGTGGTTCTATATGTTCTTCGTAAATATGACAGTTTCCTAAAAAATGCACGAATTCATCGGCTATCAATCCACAGTGATTTGCTAAAATATGTGTAAATAATGAGTAGGATGCAATATTAAATGGAACACCTAACCCAATATCTCCACTTCTTTGGAATAGAGCACAAGATAAATATTTATTTTCCCTCACATTAAACTGGCATATCATATGACATGGTGGTAGCGCCATCTCGTCTAACTGGCATGGGTTCCAAGCAGTTAAAATATGTCGCCGAGAACTTCGCGTATCCTCGTTTTTCAAATTATTAATAATAGTTTGTAATTGATCTATTCCTTTATTTGCATAATCCGAATTCCTGTCTACATAATTAGCATTAAAATGTCGCCATTGAAACCCATATACCGGACCAAGATCACCGACTTCGCGGTTATATAATCCACGACTATCTAAGAACTCCCGCGTTGAGTTACCATTCCAAATAGATACTTTTTTTTCTTGTAAAATAGTATTGTCAGTGTTTCCACGTATAAACCAGAACAACTCTTCGAAACATGGTCTAATTGCAACTCGCTTTGTAGTCAATATCGGAATTGTACCATTTCGCAAGGAGAACCGCATAGTATGCCCGAATTTAACTCGGGTTTTTCCGTTTCTACCCGTTTCATGATAACCTGACTCTATTACTTCCTTCACTAAATCCAAATATTGATGTTCTTCTTTATTCATATAATGAGTATTAGAATGTTTTTTTATTATATTTTCTAATCAAAAACTATATATATATATAATAATAATGGAAGTATTACAAGAAACTAGGGATGCTACAAATAGTTCATTTATATCGCATGTATTCTCAACAAGCGAAGAAGACAAAGGAGAACTTTTAAATGTCGTTCAATATTCGCTCATGGGAGTGATTCCAGTAGTTTTAATGAATAAAATGATTCAACGATTTATTCCAGAAGCTGACCCAGATAAGTCTAGTCTTGAACTTTTAGCAGAAATTTCAATACAATTGGTTATTATTTTCGGAAGTTTGGTATTTATCCACCGTATGATTACTTTTGTACCGTCTTATAGCGGATTCAAATATGAACGTCTTACACTTATAAACGTAATACTCGCATTTCTTGTAATTGTTCTCAGTATCCAATCTAAGATTGGTATTAAGGCAAATATATTGGTAGATCGGGTAAATGAACTATGGAACGGTCCTATGGATCAATCAAATAATACTAAAGGCGAAGTTCGTGTCAGACAGCCACTTGCGAGACATGCTCCTAGTCAAGCAGATCATTTAGACAATAGTGCCATGCAACAGGATATGTTTCCACCCGCGCCTACTACTACCCAATCGAATCAACAATTAGGAAATCATTACACGGGTGGTCAAACCGAACCTATGTATAATTCTGGACCGATCGCTGCGAATGGATTACTTGGAGGTTCGTTTGGTTCATCGTTTTAGATTGGAATCCAGATATTATCACCTCGGATTTTTTTTTTTGCTTCAATTATATAAAATTGATTCAATATTTTTTCGATATTATTGAATCAAATACCGCAAACATGAAGTTTATCACAAAAATCATTAGCTACATAATTAGAGAGAAGGTTCCATCAACGCCACTACCACTGGGTAGATGGAATATAAACTATTGTAACATAAAAACAGATCGTAAGATTGATTTAGCCAACGAAGATCATTGTGGCACATGCAATCAATATGCAAACGAACAATTAGATTTGATCAAAAACAAAAAAAACATAAAAAATACATATAAAAAAAACATATAAAATCAAATAGTAGGTGGAGTATTTCTAGGAACGAAATCCATATTATTTAACATGTCCATTCTCTTGATGGTTTTATCCATATTGTTCTCAGTTTCCAGGTTATTAAATAGATACTCTGTATTTGGGCTTTCTTCATTCTTCTTAATACGTTTGTATACATTATCTATTTTTTCTGTTACTGTTTCTACAACTTCTTTACACTGAGACGACATTATATCCACATCTATCGGAACCGATTCAGTTAGCAATTCAACTGCAAAATACAATAAGTATTTTCGTCGTTTACATGCACCGCTTGTGTACCTCGATGAAAACAAATTTCTAATAGATATCATTATTTTTGCAATGAATTTATTTTTTTGTTCACTGTAATATACGAGTGTATCCCACATTATCCATATGATATCACGTTGATATTTAGGTTCTATTTCCAATAATCTTCGTTTACAATAGCAAGGCTCTTTTCGGGTTCTGCATACTATATCAAATTCAATTAACCATTCGATCCAATAACATGCTTGTATCATATTCGGTCTATCACAGCTTATATGATATGCAAATTCATTTATCGCTATATATAGTTCTTTCGGGTCCTCTGGGTGAAGAATTGGTTCGGCAAATTTAATATTTGGCGCTTTTAATCGGTGAGACATTTGTGTCATATCAAATTCTTCGGTTCGTTTAATCTTCACTGGTTCGAAACTGGTCCTCTTTTCAGAGTGGATAATTATAGTTATTACTTCAGCGAATATACGACGGACCGTTGGATTGTTTCGTAATTGTAGTTCATTCGTATAATGACCCTGATTCATTATATTTCTAAATACATTCAACCGCTTATCCAAATATATTACTATCTTCGGATTGCCAATATGTATATACTTTCCTATAAAAAAAAAAATAGATTCCCATACATCATCATAATGACCTGCGCATACTAATTCAGCACACCAATGACATGCTGGTTCTATCTTACCTTTCATTAAATTATCTATAAATTGATTTCTTACTTCTGTTTTTTTATATTTGGAAAATGAATATCCTTTAAATTGATTCGATTGACGAATATCATTTATTTGTGAGTCAGACATTATTTATTCTCATTGTATATATTTTTTTTTATATGTAAACTCAATCTGTTATAATTCTAGGAACTACATTTATCGTCTGTAATTCTTGGAATAGCAGTTTGTTAGCATATGGCATATCCACTAACGCAAAGTCGGTCTTATTACCGCATGTCTTACACGAATGGACTGTGAAATCACTTTGTGTATAGAACTTTGTATTATTATTCCCGTCATTGCATGCTGCCACCATTCCGCACTTCTTACATACATTTACCTGATACTTATCAGATACATCAAATAACCGTTCTTTGCAAAATCTAGTAGCACCGTGTGAAATTAGGACATCACGTTCCATCTCTCCTATACGAAGACCACCCGCCCGTGACCTACCCTCCGCAGGCTGATGTGTAAGACTAACCATTGGACCAGTTGCACGACTGTGGACTTTATCATTCGTCATATGTTTTAATCTCTGATAGAAGACTGGTCCGAGGAAGATACTTGTTTCCAATTGTTCGCCAGTTAATCCGTTATACATCACCTCATTTCCATAACTTTCATATCCAAGTTTTTGTAATTCCAATGAAATCGTATTTACATCTAGATTTCCAAAACTGGTTCCATCGCCGAACATACCGAGTTCTAATAAAACCTTACCCAATAGTGTTTCTTTCAATTGACCTATAGTCATACGAGATGGAATTGCATGAGGGTTTATAATAATATCTGGTTTCAATCCGTCCTTCGTAAACGGCATATCCTCCTCTGGAATTATATTACCACACGTTCCTTTTTGTCCATGTCTACTAGAGAACTTATCACCGAAACTGGGTTTTCTATGAACCCGTGTGCGAACCTTGGCGAAATTATATCCATCTCCATTTCGCCCAGTATAATTCTTATCTACATAAGTATCTTCGGATGTGCTATACACGTGACTCTGGTCCTCGTATTTGATAAGTTTTGTAGGATCATTTCGCGCCTCTTTGATTGGAATTATCTTTGAAATTATGATATCGCGGTCCTCGATAAGTGTGTTCTCTGGCATGAATCCTTGTGCGTTCAATTTATCGTAATTACCAAACTTTATTCCTCTCGTTTTTGATGGGTCTGGTTTACATCGGATAATCTCATCACGAATTATATTTTTATCTTCATCTTTTTCTGTATGATATATTGTGGCACTGAATAGACCACGGTCTATAGACCCTTTATTCACTAGTACACTATCCTCTTGATTGTAACCAGTATGTGTCATGATTGCAACATGAATCTGACAACCCGATGGTATCTGGTTGAGATGGATAAAATTCATTAGACGTGTATCAACCAAAGGACGACTTGGATTAGTCAATACATACGCAGTCTTATCCATTCTACTATTGAAATTCAATGCGTACACGCCAAGCGCTTGCTTTGCCATCGCGCAATTGCTTGACATGAAATTATCTCCCGCGATGAAACTGTGATTATCCGACTTAACAGTTATATCGGAAATCATACAATTATCAATCTCTATTATTGATTTGATTCCCACAAATATTGCTCTTCCAATTTCACGGATATCAAAATCGATATCCGCATTCATATATCCATGAATACCGATTTTTGTATCCATATTCATATGTCTCACCTCTCTCCATCCATCTAATGTCATAAATTTATGATCTTCTGTTGCTCGAATTGACTTATCATCTAATGTTGTTAATTTGTATATCTTTTATCGGTTGCTCTGACATATTGATTTACCACTTTGGTGTTGGATATTTCGAATGTTTCTGGATGGAATGATACTACCTCATCACCAACTTTCACATCTGCAATACGGATACGTTTACCGTTTGACATTAATACGGTTTCATCAACATGTAAACACTGATATGTATTTCTAGGTGCCTGATTATTATCTGGAAATGGAGTACAAGACGCAAGAACTCCGAAAATAGTGCTTGGGTGAATTTCGCAATGTGTGTATTTGATGTCTGTGGATATATCACTCGTATCTTTGTCCTTCATTGCAATCATTGACCAATTTTGCTCATCTGGGTCAATATACTCAATCATTGCCTCTGATAATTTACATGATGTCAATAAGTCATTCCATGACAATTCATTCTTTGTTAAACGGTCAATTATATCCTTAGTAATCAATGCCTTACCGTCTTTCACACGAAGAACCGGTCTACTTAGTCGTCCTCCGTCGCTACATATACGAATTTCAGCAATCCTATAATCAAATATAATAGACGTATATATATTAATTATCCCCTTATGCTTCTTTGATTTCATCTCGTTGTATAATTCCATTGGGTCCTTAGCTGTCCCAATCCACGCACCGTTAATAAACACCTTCACTTTATCATATAATTCGGATGACTTTGCATCGTCTAATTTATCAACATACTCTTCTACATACATGTAGAGCGATGAACTATTTGTAGGAATCGTAATATGACTCAAACAACTTATACTCTTGACACAACCGATAGACTGTCCTTCTGGAGTTTCCGCAGGACATAAGAACCCCCAAGTCGTGCTATGTAATTTACGCGGTGCGATCAATTCACCACTCTTCTCTATCGGTGTATTGATTCTACGCAAGTGACTCAAACACGATGCGTATGTAAGACGATTCAATACCTGTGCTACACCGACCTTTGAACTATTTGTTTGTTTTATACTGAAGTCTCCTGTCGAAAGTGCCCTCGTAATACCATTTTCAATTGTAGTTGATTTTAAAATCTTATATATATTCGTCATGTTAATTATATTCTCATAATCCTCTGTAGAACGCCAAGACCCATTATTTATCTCACGAACCACATGTTTCTGCATCTCCTTTACTAACTTGTTAAAATAGTTTCGAAAGAGATTATTCAATAATGTACCTGTCAATTCTATACGCTTGTTTATGTAAGAATCACGGTCATCAGGTGGTTTCCATCCGAAACTGGTCTGAATCAACTTATTTGCCATATATCCTATGAGGTATAACTTTTGCGTCATCGTCTTACAATGCGGGAATAAATCATTGTTTAATGCGTCCATAGCAAACTCACGTTTCTTAATTGCACCAGCCTCTTTATCCATATTCATTGGGGTATAAGCTACTGATGCAGTAATGTGTCTTAATGCATCTTCTTTCAGCATATATTTATTCCCGTCAATTATAGATGCCTGTAAGAATTTCAATACCTCTTTACATTTCGTATTATCTAGGTCCAAAACAATGTATTCGCAAATCTCTTTGTCTGTCATAATGCCTAATGCACGGAATAAGGTGAATAATTCGATCGGTTGTTTAATACGTGGAATTGTAATATATATACCATGTCCAAACCCATTATTTTTACTAGCAATCATCATCTCAACTTGTTTTGGTGATATACATTTAAAGTCTGGCACTGACTTTATCTCAGCAAACCAAGACCATTTTGTAGTATTTTTACCATCAAAACAGTATATCTTATTTTCAGCCGCTCGCTCTTGTCCTAAAACGGTCTTTTCTGAACCCTTAATAATAAAATACCCACCAGAGTCCATCGGACATTCACCCGTGAAATCTGGTGAAATATGACCATTTTGGGTTAATACGCATATAGAGGATTTTGTCATGATCGGCATCTTACCGATATTTATCTTTGGAAGAGTCTTATTAATAATCTTTGGTGCATCCATCTTATCCGTATTACGAATCACATACTGGATATTCAAATCAACCGTCATATTGGAGGAATATGTGAAGTTTCTCAAACGAGCTTCTTGTGGCAACATCAACTTTGTTGCTCCATTATTCTCATGGATTTGTGGTGGATATAAACGGAAATTTTCGAATGATACGAATATTTCTAAGAAGTATTGTCCACTTTCTGGAACGAAATCATTTTCGGATCTTATATTCACTTGATTAAACATCTGAATTGTACGTAATATTTGGAAGTTTATAAAATGATTATATGATTCTATCTGATGGCGTACTAAACGTTCTAAATGCTGTCCGCGGAAATAAGATTCGATGATGGCAAATGGTTCTTCTGTATAGTCTCCTAAGTGTGAAAGAGGTGAATCGCTAACGTCTAATGGAATTGACTCGATATTTAGTTTTAGATTCTCTAAATATTTCTCCTCATTAATAATTTTTATGATGTCCTTCTGGGTATCTGGTTTTTTTAACGCCTTTGGTCGCTTAACCTTGATGTATTGAATTGGTTCTGTATTCATTTTTGATATTTAGTGTATTGTATTTTTACAATTTACTAAATCAATTTTTTATAGTTTTTTTATCGAATATTGTGGTTTTTACATCAAAAATTAATCGGCGTTTTAGGTAATCCATGTCCGAACAATATCATGTAAATCAAAATTACAGCAAATAATAATAGACTTCGGTTCTCAGCAACCGACTGTGGTTGTTTAATACCAAATAACATTGTAAAATAAAGGATAAATCCGATGATCACTGAATGCGCTAACATAACTAATCCTCTTTCCATTTGTATACTATACTATTCTATTTTTATTTTATCGGTTCGATGATTTATTCGTCTGTGTTAGGATGGGTATCTGGACCCTCTATTTCAGAAGCAACCCGCTCTGTCTCAGCTTCAAGTGAAACGCGAATAACTTCAGCTTTAATTCGTAAAACTTCCGCTTCGATGGAAACTCTAGTATCCTCTATTTCAGCGGCAACTCGGACCGCATCGGCAACACGAACAACTTCAGCTTCAAGTGCATTCTAGTATCCTCTATTTCAGCAGCAACTCGGACCGCCTCGGCAACACGAACAGCTTCAGCTTCAAGTGCAATTCTAGTAGCCTCTATTTCAGCTTCAAGTGTAATTCTAGTAGCATCTATCTCAGCAGCAATGCGAGCGGTCTCTATCTCAGCAGCAACTCGGACCGCCTCGGCAACACGAAAAGCTTCAGCTTCAATAGCAATTCTAGTAGCCTCTATTTCAGCTTCAAGTGCAATTCTAGTAGCCTCTACCTCAGCAGCAAGGCGAGCGGTCTCTATCTCAGCAGCAACACGAGCAGCCTTAGCAAGATGAACGACTTCCGCTTCAATCGAAATTCTAGTAGCCTCTATTTCAGCTTGAGCAGCAAGGCGAGCGGTCTCTATCTGACTAGCAACTTCGGAAGGAGATAGAATTCGTGATACTAAACCCATAGTACCTGATATTCGTCTTCTGGAAAATCCAAAATTAAACATTTTATATACAATACTATACATTTAAATTACAAACTATCTAAAGTAATAAAATTCTATTAGATGAATACAATAAAATAATATAAAGTTTTCCCACTTCTAAAAAGGAATAAATGGATAATTTTATAAATTATTTAGATGTCCAAAAAACGAAAAACACAATGGACTATATAGCATTTGCTGATTTTTCGCATACAATCAATATGCATTATAAACATCAAAATCTAGGTGACATTTCATTCACTGGATATGAATATTGGAAAAATAAACATACAGCTGATATTATTTTTCCATCGCTAAAACCTAAAAAAACAAAGATAATCGATGTTTCATTAAACAATATATATGAACTCATTAAAGTCATCGATGATAACCCATATGAAACTGATACAAATTATAATTTTGATTTACAGTCGTTGCATAAAATTCGTGCAGAATTAGTCGAGTTAAATGATATGATTGGCATGGATACTCTTAAATCATCAGTTTTAACACAACTTGTATATTTCTTACAGAATTTACATAAAGATGATACCAACAAAACTAGCGACTTCAAGCATACCATTATATGCGGTCCTCCTGGAACGGGTAAGACCGAAATCGCTAAGATCATCGGGCGAATGTATTCCAAGGTTGGTATATTGAAAAAAGATATATTTAAAAAAGTAACTCGCTCTGATTTGGTCGCCGGTTATTTAGGACAAACCGCTATCAAAACGACTAAGGTTATTACTGATTCCATCGGTGGTTGTCTATTTATTGATGAAGCATATTCTCTTGCATATAATGACATTTACTCAAAAGAGTGTGTCGACACATTATGTGAGGCACTTAGTGACCGTAAAGACGATTTAATGGTTATAATTGCTGGATATGACGATGAGTTGAATGAAACGTTATTCAAATCTAACAGTGGACTTCGATCACGATTCATATGGAAATTCACTATCGATGGGTATAATGCGAATGAGATGAATCGTATATTAGCAAAAAAAATTATACAACAAAATTGGATCCTAGATTGTAATTTAGAAAAATGGTTTGAAAATAAAATGGACGAATTTAAGTATTTCGGACGTGATGTAGAAATACTATTGTCTCATATTAAAATATGTCACTCGCGAAGAATATTCGGAAAGGATGAAACTCATCGTAAGAAAATTAACATTGATGATGTAAATGCAGGATATAAGATATTTATAGAAAACACAAAATCAAAACAAAACTATATTCCATTTGGATTATATGTATAATATCGGGTATATATGTAAAAAAATTTACACATATAATTTAGTTAGATGTCTGAAAATACACGTAAAATTAATATAGATCTCGAAATGTTGAAAATACCCTCTAGAAATAAAACTAGTCGAAAACGAGAACCAACTAACGAAAAAAAAATAAAGGTCCGCACACCAGCAAAGGCAAACAATAAATCACTCAAACGCAATTTACTGAAGTTTATACGAAATCAACAAGACAATAAAATACAATCGACAGAACCTTTGGACCTAGAATTCAAATCCGATTTCAAAGAATCGCTTGAATATCTGAGTGATATTGCCAAGAAAAATGATATACCTAAAATTTCACATAATAAAACATTGAAGAATTTTGATATATTACCATCGCCTACCATAGGTCTACCTATATTTAATAATGTGGAACCGATTATTAAACCAACTGGGTCGCCGTTCCGTTTACCACAGCCAACTTATGGTTGTCTCAAGGGCGGTAAATTACCGCTCTACACACGCCGTCAATATAATAACGATCCTAACACTGCTACCGTTTTTAAACCCATATTACCACTTTCGATAGGTTCTCCATCTGCGCCACCGCTTCCGCTTCCGCCTCCATCTAGTTTACAACTGCCACCTTCATTAATGCCTTCATCTAATGTGAATCTTGATAAAATCAATATGATTAAGGCAATGAACAGCACATTATCTATATCAGATGTATATCAACCAAAACAACCATGCCGACGTAGGAAGACCCTCAGGAGAACCTATAAAATAGGTAAGTCGAAAAACACTCCGAAAGTATCTGTTCTAATATCAAATAAGACAATCCGAAATCAAATATCAAACAAATCGCAAATGTTAAAACAAACACCTATATACGATATTAAAAAACATCTTATTAAAAATGGATTTATAAAGGTTGGTTCTATAGCACCGAATGATGTTCTCCGAAAAATGTATGAGACATCAATGTTAATGTGCGGTGAAATTCATAATTACAACCCAGATAATCTATTGTATAATTACTTTAATAGCGAATCATAATATCAACAGTAATCGCTACCTATGTTCATACCAATATAATACAAGTGGTCGCTGATAGAGTTACAGTGTATTGGTGCACAACTATTACTACACTCAGGATCTTCGTTATTTTTACATATCTTGTATTTGTCACTATCGTCGTAATACCATATCTCCATACCTGTGTGTTGATAACCTAATAATTCCTCAGGTATATGTGGCACTATATCATTATGGTGTGTAATCCGATAATGTTCTATCTCTTTCGCCGAATCTACAAATGCACTGTTACCAATTCGTGGTTTCCCATATGTGTATACAGTAACATCATATGATTTGTATATATCATACGCCATAAACATAGATAATGCACCGCCACTGGAATGTCCTATAATAATAATTTTGGTATCTAATGTTGGTAAATACTGGAATATAGCATCCTTGTATTTCAAATATTCTCGGTGCAAACCTTTGTGAACTTTTATCGCTGGATCTGGATACGGAGAATCAAACTCAAATTCGAAATTCGATATCCAGTTATTTATATTAGTACTGCCACGGAATGCAAATACTGTTGCGTTTTGAATCGAATCACTTGCGATTATTATATTTGTATCTCCGATAATCGTATCTTGGACGGTTATTCCCGGAACACAATGTACGCAATCCCAATTACTAAAATTACAATATGTCGCAGCAGCCAATTGTAAATTTCGGATTAGATAATATTCATTCAATATAGTGAATAATATATTCATATTACTGCTTAGTATATCTCATTATTCCACAGAATGTGTCTATATACATTTTGGTATACTATATAAAGGTTGCAACGCATATACAATATGGCGTCTGAACCAACATCTTTAATAAATGAATATATGCAATTATCTCAACAATATACTGCAAAATACGGTGCGAGGACAATTCTCCTTATGCAAGTCGGTGCTTTTTTTGAAATGTATGGTTTAAAAAAAGCGGATAGTTCATTGAATGATGCATGTCATGTGTGTCAATTGAATACCTCGGATAAAAAAGTATGTGTAGGAAAAGACTCGGTAGTTATGGCTGGATTCCGTGATTATACACTTGATAAATACATCACGAAACTTACGGAAAATGGATATACAGCCGTAGTTTACGTTCAAGAGAAAAACGGTAAAAATATAACACGGATACTTCAAGCTATTTATTCACCAGGAACATATATCTCTTGTGACACTGATAGTTCACCCAACATAACTAATAATATTATGTGTATTTGGTTGGATAAAACAAAACAATTTCGCGGACATAAAGAGAACCTTATATATGGTATATCAGTTGTAAATATTTTTACTGGAAAATCTTATATTTTTGAGTATGAATGCCCATTCTACATGAATCCAACCACTTTTGATGAATTGGAGCGTTGTATATCTGTGTTCTCCCCTAGTGAAGTTGTTATTGTTTCATCATTAGATGCGACGACAGTAGATACAGTAATACAATATGCGGGAATCCAATGTACTACAATACACCGAATTAGTTCTCTTTGCGAAAAGGCGATTAACTGTGCGAAGCAAACATATATTCGACACATTCTTACTAAATTGTTTGGTGAAGAGTCTCATTCTATGTGTGCCGAATTTAATACGTGCGCTATGGCGACCCAATCATTCTGTTATTTGACGGATTTCATACAAGAACATAATCCAGGACTCATACACAAAATTTCCATTCCATTATTTAATAATACGAGCGATAGAATGGTTCTCGCAAATCATACATTGTCGCAATTAAATATGATCGGTGGTACAATATCTGTATCAAATTTTATGAATAAATGCCGATCTCCAATGGGTAAACGCCTATTTCACGAACAAATAACGAATCCTACATTTAATGTCAAATGGTTGGAAACTGAATATACCGCTATAGATATGTTCCTGAACAATTATCAAATTGTAGATTTATTCCGCAGTCAATTACCATCTGTTAGAGATATTGAGAAAATACTTCGTCAATTGGTTTTACGCAAACTATATCCAATGTCAGTCTCACATCTACATGATAGTGTGCGAATAATCCAACACCTTCATTCATCTATATGCGAGAACCCTAAAATGTGTATATATTTAACCGATTCTAACTATATTGGGGAAATTTGTTCTGATTTATGCGAGTTCATTGAGACCAATCTTAATATTGAATTATGTAAGAACGTTCAGTCTATGCAATCATTCGAACGAAACATTATGCAAACGGGAATATCATCCGAATTAGATAAAATGATCGAACTACAGCATAAAAACAATCAGATTCTTAATGACATTCAATCGTATTTTAACAAACTTATCGGGAAAGAAGGCGACACAACTGAATATGTAAAGAAACATGAGACAGAAAAATCTGGAGTGAGTTTACAATTAACTAAGAAACGCGCAGCAATGTGTAAAAAGGCAATTGCATTAGAGAACCCAACTATGGAAGTTCCATTATTTAAATTATCAGATGTCAAATTTATAAGTGTATCGGCAAATACGGATGAAATTGACATTCCGATTCTTAATAAAATTGTAAAGGACATTTACAAGTTAAATGCTGAAATCGACGCACAAATAACAATCGCATATTCGCAATTTTTAGTGTCTCTTGATAACATATGGTACAATAAAATGGAAATCCTTGCGAAATATGTTGCACGTGCCGATGTAATACAATCGAAAGCATATATCGCGAAAACTTACAATTATTGTCGCCCATCCATTCGCGATGATGCATCCAAATCATTTGTTGATACCGAGGGTCTGCGACACTGTCTCATAGAACATATTCAAACGAATGAACTATATGTCACCAACGACATTCATATTGGTTGTCAAAATCGGGATGGAATGTTACTTTATGGGACCAATGCAGTTGGAAAAACTAGTCTTATTCGTGCACTAGGTATAGCAGTCATTATGGCGCAATGTGGTATGTACGTTCCGTGTTCCAAATTCGTATATAAACCATACACTGCAATATATTCCCGTATATTGGGAAATGACAATCTATTCAAAGGACTTAGCACATTTGCTGTAGAAATGTCCGAATTGCGAATTATATTGAAAATGGCAGATGATAATAGTTTGGTTCTCGGTGATGAAGTTTGTTCGGGAACTGAAACTGAGTCGGCGCTCAGTATTTTCGTAGCCGCTTTAATGCAATTGCATACAAAACAGGTATCGTTTATTTTTGCAACACATTTTCATGAAATTATTAAATTTACGGAAGTCAAACAATTGGATGCAATGGTATTGGCGCATATGACAGTGACATTTGACAGAGAGAATGATTGTCTCGTTTATGATCGTAAATTGAAGATGGGTCCGGGAAACCGCATGTATGGTCTTGAAGTTTGTAAATCCCTTTATTTGGATGATGATTTTATGAAATCTGCATATGATATCCGAAATAAGTATTTTCCCGAAAACCAAGGCGAATTATCCCATAATACTACCGTTTATAATGCGAAGAAAGTCCGTGGATTTTGTGAGATGTGTAAAAAAACAATTTCTGATGAAACGCATCATATATTTCAACAGAAGCATGCAAATGAGGATGGATTCATTGGTACATTTCATAAAAATCATCCAGCAAATTTGATGTCAGTATGTGAGAAATGTCACGATTCAATTCATCTAGAACCATCTAAGCAACTAAAGCGAAAGAAAACTACGAAGGGTTATAAGATAACTTTACAAACTCCGTCATAACAGAAGACATGATCTGAATATATCATTCTTTAAGTAGGAAAATCAATAAGTCATATAAGTGTTGAAACATAATCATTATTAATAGGTTGTAATAATTTTCGGACATTCTGAGAATGTCCAAAAAGTAAAAGCATGACTAGAAAAACCGCGTAAAATACACTTCTTACCATTATGATGTAAAAACTAAATAAGCATTAGAAATATTGTTAGCATAATATTTTTTATATTAAATATTTGGCGACTTTTTGTGTTCTATAAATATAGAACATTTAGAACAAAAATGTCGCCAAAAGTCGCCGAAAATATTAAATGTGATTTATGTAACTATGTATGCTGTAAACAATCCGACCTGAGTAAACATGTTCTCACACGTAAACATCAATATAGAACAAATAGAACAAAAATGTCGCCAAAAGTCGCCGCTTCAAAATTCACATGTTATCGATGTAACAAAGAATATACAGCTCGTAATAGCTTATGGTACCACGAAAAAAAATGTTGTGAAGTAAATATAGTAGATGCTAATACAAATATATTTCTACGTGATATTTTACTACAAAATAGAGAATTAATGGATATATTGATGACACGCAACAAAGACAATGGTAAATCCACTATTATCAATCAAACGACTAATAACAATAATCAGCGGTTCAATATCAACGTTTTCCTTAATGAAACATGTAAGGATGCGATCAACTTTTCGGATTTCATAAAGAATATTAACATTTCTTATGAAGACTTAGAGAACAATGCCCAATTAGGTTTTGTAAGCGGGATCTCTAAAATATTTATAGACAACTTGAAACAAATCGGAATCAATGAGCGCCCGATTCACTGTACGGATGCAAAACGAGAAACCATGTACATAAAAGACGATAATATATGGACCAAACAACTAGATGACGAAAAACTACAAAAAGCCATACAAACCGTCTCTTATAGAAGCATGGGAAAGTTGGCAGAATGGAAACAAGAGAACCCAGATTATAAAGATTGTAATTCTGATTTCTCACAGAAATGTTTGGATATCCATCGTCATACACTCGCAGGAAATGACCGTGAAGTTTATTATCCTAAGGTCATTCATGTAGTAGCCAGAGAAACCAAAATATGAAATAAAGAGATAGACCTGAATATATCATTCTTTAAGTAGGAAAATCAATAAGTCGTATAAGTGTTAAAATTGAATCATTATTAATAGGTTGTAATATTTTTTGGACATTTTCAGAATGTCCAAAAAGTAAAAGCATGACCAGAAAATATCGATAAAAATCAATTTACAGCATAATGCTTTAAATTACAAATAAATGCAAGAAATCTTCGCAGCATAAAAAACAAATTTGAATATAGAAAATCATTTTTGGACATACTATTTGGTTTCCAAAATGGAAACCAAAAAAAGTATAAATCGGTAAATAAATTAAATTATAATAAATGTTAGTATAGACATAGCATAAATATATATATACGTAAATAATTTAAGACCATAATATAAATCGCACTATTTGGAAACAAAATGGAAACCAGAATAGTAGCAAACGATGTATGATGTGCGTTTTGTAGAATAATTGTAAATATGGCGCATGTATCAGATAGACAACAAAAAGGAATCTACGTATATCATTCTTTAAGTAGGAAAATCAATAAGTCATATAAGTGTTAAAATTGAATCATTATTAATAGGTTGTAATATTTTTTGGACATTTTCAGAATGTCCAAAAAGCAAAAGCATGACCAGAAAATATCGTCAAAAACGAATTTACAGCATAATGCTTTAAATTACAAATAAATGCAATAAATCTTCGCAGCATAAAAAACAAATTTGAATATAGAAAATCATTTTTGGACATACTATTTGGTTTCCAAAATGGAAACCAAAAAAAGTATAAATCAGTAAATAAATTAAATTATAATAAATGTTAGTATAGACATAGCATAAATATATATATACGTAAATAATTTAACACCATAATATAAATCGCACTATTTGGAAACAAATTGGAAACCAAAATAGTAGCAATCGATGTATGATGTGTGTTTTTTAAAATATTGCGCATTTATCAGATAGACAACAAAAGGAATTTACGTATATCATTCTTTAAGTAGGGAAATCAATAAGTAGTTAAAATACGAAATAGGTTGTTATATTTTCATAATGTCCGAAAAGTAAAAGCATGGTTATGAAAAACCAATCTTGAGAATTATGATGCAAATCGAAAACCAAATATAAGAAAAACTAACTGCATAATGATTTTTTTGAATCGAAAAAATCATTTAGAGATAAAATATTATGTTTCCGAATAGTATAATAAATGGAAACCAAATCAAACCTAAAAATAAACAATATATTTCATTGTAGCTCATGTGATTATAGATGCAGTAAGAAACAATATCTAGATCAACATTTTAACACAATAAAACATAAGATATTATCTGGAAACCAAACGGAAACCAACAATAGTCAAAACAATATACGATGTGAGTGTGGTAAAATATATAAAAATAGATCGGGTTTATGGAAACACGCGAAAATATGTAATACGAAATCTAAAGTAGATGACACATATACTCTTTCTGGTTTGGTGAAAGAGTTACTTCACAATACAACTGAACTGACAAAACAGAATAATGAATCTAAACAAATTACACAGGAACTGATGCAACAAAACCAAGAATTACAAAAACACGTAATAGAAATCGCAAACACTAAGCACACTGTAAATAACAATCAGCGATTCAATATCAACGTATTTCTCAACGAAACATGTAAGGACGCAATCAACTTCTCGGATTTTATAAAGAATATTCAGATATCCTATCAGGACCTAGAGAACAACGCTCAATTAGGGTTTGTAAATGGTATTTCCAAGATTTTTCTGGACAATTTGAAACAAATAGGAATTAATGAGCGTCCGATCCATTGTACTGACGCGAAAAGAGAGACCATGTATATCAAAGACGAGAATACATGGACAAAACAACAAGACGACGATAAACTACAAAAAGCCATACAAACCGTCTCTTATAGAAGCATGGGAAAGTTGGCAGAATGGAAACAAGAGAACCCAGATTATAAAGATTGTAATTCTGATTTCTCTCAGAAATGTTTGGATATTCATCGCAATACACTCGCAGGAAATGAACGTGAAGTTTACTATCCTAAGGTCATTCATGTCGTAGCTAGGGAAACCACTATAGATAACAAGGAACGGACAAGAGTATAGACCATCTATACAATTGTAAATATAAAATAAGTAATAATAGTCCATATTGTATAGGAGTAAACCTACAAAAATTGAATGTTTATCGTATTGATTTGTTAAAGTCAATATGATACAATTCGTTTTTAAAATTTGTTATACTGCAAAATCCATTCGGTATGAAGCACCAGATGACTGGACAACCGAGTATTTCTTCCATAAAATCCGCGATAATATATCAGTCGATTTTGGTATTCCAAATACATATCATATAGTGCCCGGTCCCCGATTACAAATACCAGAATATCACGGTTATTCCGAGCAACATGAGCCAGTTGAAATACGAACTGGTCAATTATTAATTGAATATTGTCATCCAACTGAGATAAATGTATTCTATATTCGAATTATAGACGAACCTGAATCATCTGATAGTATACATCGGGTATGATATACATATTACCTTAAATAATTTATCTTACATACAATTTCCATAACATTTACCTCGATAATAGTAATAACCAGGATTCAATATACTAATATCATTATAATTAGATTTATTTGTAGGACCAGTTTCATCACCAGCGACACATCTCGAACCACCTAAGAGAACGCAACAAGACGTAGAAGCACATGCATCGGTTCCTATTTTACCACATTGTGTTTCTATTTCTATTTTATTGTCTTTATTTGCACTACAGAACCCACCTGGTGGTGGTGGTAAGCCAGTTGCATAATCGGTCAATATGGCATTTTTTTCATTGTATCCTGTTAAACGACTTAAAAATATAGAATCTTCATAATCTGGAACGTATGGAGACGGACTGAATCTGAAGTAAGTTGAATCATTATATTTAGATGTATTTGTCACGGCTTTGTCCCATGGTAGAGTAATCATGTTACCTGATGCATCTTTCACGGAAATCACGGTTTTATCGCGAGCGCGTAGGTCTTCTGCGCTTTCGTGATAAGTAATATCAGCTACGTCTGAGACATATGGCGTTTGCATAGGTTTTGTTGGTGTTATTGTTCCAGCGATTTTTGTCTTATAGTCTGGGATTTTCTCTAAATAATCATTTAATATACGATTTAATCCAATTGTACTATGGTCAGCGTATATTTTTGCGTATATTTCTGCTACTTTTGGTTCAAGTAAATCTGGCTTATTAGTATTTGGGTCTATATTATTTCGGAAATATTCAATTTCCTTTAGAATTCTAGTTTTTAGTGCATAATCGGGTATACGTATATTGTCAATCCTGGATTGTATTTCACTAAAACCATATGTATCATCTTTTTGAGTCGCCCATATTTTTGCATACAAAATAGATGATTCGGCCGGGGATATATCTCCGATTTTACTAAAAAATTCAATATTGTCTAATAATAACATTTTATTAGTATCTCTACCATATAATTCTGTCTGTATTTTAGATGCTTCGTCAACGTAGGTTTCGTTACCGACAATATTTATTAGATCATTTAATATAATATCTATATCCGCTTGTATATCTATATCGGTTTTTTTGAGACGCATGTTTACTATATCAGTCTTCGTAAGACGTTCTAATAATTCAGTTTCTTTTTCACTAGTTATCTTATTCTTTCCCTTAAAATAAATGATCTGTTTCTTAATAGGTTCAATTTGCTGCAAATACTCGGAATATGTTATCGTTTTATTAGTAAATCCGTCAATGTTTCTACTAGCGATATTTGCTAAACCAATTATCGCTAACAAACATAATATTATTATCCTATCTGTTGTAAAATAAGTCATTCGCGGCTATACAATAATATAATATATTATGTAAAATTGAAAACAAAAAAAATAATATAAACATATGTTATAACAATACAACAATGATTATTCCAGTAAAATGCTTTACATGCGGTGAGGTATTGGCTGATAAATATAGATATTTCCAACAACAAGTGCGTAAACATAAATTAAGAGATGGAGTCCAAATTGATAAAATTACGTATTTAACAAAGAATAATATTGATAAGACTCCAGAGGGCGTTGTTCTCGACGACTTAGGTCTCAATAATCCATGCTGTAGAAGGCATATGTTGACACATGTCGATATTGAATAAAAAATATTAGCTGTATATATACAATGGTTCGTAAAACAAATACGCGTAGGCGAAAGAACAAGTCGGGTAAAACAAAAAAGAAGAGAGGTGGATATATATACAAAAAGTCACCGATGCTCGGTGGTAGTGCTTATTTAGAGGTTCTCTCAAAAGATTATTATTATCCATATAATTCTAATCCGAATTATCTAAATACTCAATTAAAAGGTGGTAGTAAACGAAAACGTTCGGGTGGTGGTATCACATCATTAGGTCCAGTATTAGACCCGAATAATCTAAATGTATTATTAGATACGAATATAGGCAACGACATTACTCGACAACCTGCTTCAAATGTATTCCCTCATCTCGTACCAACTATATAGTATTTTTTTCTATCCTATCATATATACTATAAATGATAGGATTTAGACAATTATGCACTCCAGCATCGATATATTTCGCGATATCAATAATATTTTTGATTACGGTAGCATTCCAAAATTATGGAAACGTACATACTTATTGTTTAGGGGTTCACGAATGTAACGTGCCAAATACAAACATGGTGTTTGTAATCAAGCTCGTATATATATTATTCTGGACTTGGATCTTAAATCTCATGTGTAATTCAGGAGCATCTGGGATTGCCTGGTTTATCGTTCTCATTCCATTCATTTTAATGTTTATATTACTTAGTATGGTAATGTTCTCGAATCGTATGACATAAATATATATTCCTATCGTATTTTTTTATGATAGGAATATAGATACACATGAGATACACACGCAAGAATAAAATAAAAGGTGAAATGATTGAAGGATGGAAAAAGATACGGATACGTGGCGACCCATACGAACGTGGATTCACTCACGGATTTCTTCTGGCAAAAGAACTCCGAATGGTAAAACGTATATTATCATTCATGATACGTGAATTTTTAAAAATGGATGTTCATGCATATATGAAACGGTCTAAAGACGAAATTTATCCAATTGTGAAAAATAGATACCCTGAATTTTATAAAGAATTGCGTGGTATATCGGCTGGGGCTCGTTCTACAGGAGTTAATATTTCAGTCGCATTATTGATTGCATGGAACTCAGTAATGTCTATATATCCGAATGACCTAGCACCTAACAGATGCAGTGCATTTATTGCCACTGGTTCTTCAACTGAATCTGGTAATATCGTGATGGCTCATAATACTCATTCAGATTTTGTATCTGGTTCGTTTTTGAATATTATCCTGTATGTCGAACCTACAGATGGACATTCATTTGTAATGCAGACATCTCCAGGATATATAGCCAGTTCAGCAGATTGGTTTTTATGTTCGAGTGGTATTATTGGGTGTGAAACTACTATATCAAAGATAAATTATGAACCAGATTTCGAAAACGGAGACCCATATTTTTGTAGGATACGCAATGTTATGCAATACGCGAAAACTCTAGACGAGTGTAGTGAAATCATGTTAACTCGCAACGCAGGTGATTATGCATGTTCGTGGTTATTCGGAGATATAATTTCAAACGAGATTATGATACTGGAATTAGGATTGAATATACATAGTATACAGAAAACAAAAAATGGTGTTTTCTATGGTATGAATTCAGTAATGGACCCGAAAATAAGAAATATTGAAACAAATGATGACGACCATACAAATGATTCTACTAGTGTTGGCGCTAGAAACAATAGGTTAAATCATTTATTGAATGAAAAATATATAGGAACAATTAACATACAAAACGCGAAAGAAATCATAAGCGACCATTATGATACACACCTCGCTCGTATTGAAATGACATCAAGAACAATATGTAAACATTCAGAATCCGATATACAGTCAAAGTTTCAACCAATAGGGTGTACTGATGCAAAGGTAGTTGACGCCGAGATGGCATTAAATATGGAGTTTTATGGTATATTTGGTTCTGCATGCGGTAGGAAATTTAGTGCAAAAGAACACATCAAGAAACATCCTGAGTATAAACATTGGGCACCATTTCTACAAGATTTTCCGAAATATAAATGGTCTAAGTTATAGACAATTGTATTGTATGATATATATTAACATACTATGATATCTGTAAATAAAAAGATTTATTTACAAAAATTGATTTAAATATTTATCATGTAGTTATATAGATAAATACACAAATAATGAATCCATCAGTTACTAATATACAAGAGACAGGCAGCGTATTGAGATTTACTCTAAGTGGAGTGAATGTGAGTTTAGCAAACGCAGTTCGTAGAATTATATTATCGGAAATTCCGACAGTAGTATTTAAGACAGAAACGTATCAGGACAACCAATGTTCTATAACAGATAATACATCTAGATTACATAATGAGATAATGAAACAGAGATTGAGTTGTATTCCAGTTTATATGAAGTTGGATGAACTGGATGTTCTCCCAAATAAATATATATTAGAAGTGGACGAGAATAACGATAGTGATACTGTTATGTATGTTACAACAGAGCATTTTAAGATAAAGAATAAGACTACGGGAAATTATCTCACTAAAGAGGAAACTAAGAAAATATTTCCTCCGAATAAGAAAACAAATTATTACATTGATTTCGGTAGATTACGCCCAAAGGTGAGTGATAATATTCCAGGAGAAAGATTAAAATTAACCGCTGAGTTTTCAATCCATACTGCAAGAGACGAAAGCTCGTTTAATGTGGTTTCTAAATGTGCATATGGTAATACACCAGACATTAGCAAGATTAAAGAACAATGGGACACAGAGGAAGGTAAGTTGAAGTCGCAAGATACACCAAGTAATGATATTGCATTTCAGAAGCGTAATTTCTATATATTGGACGCACAGAGACAATATGTTCCAGATAGTTTTGATTTTGTAGTACAAACGATTGGAATGTACGAAAATAATGACATACTAAAAATGGCAAATAAGATACTTGTTGGGAAATTTGATACACTTATTAATGAAATAGATTCAGACCTTGTCGAAATCCTTACGAGCGAAACTACAATGGACCATTGTTACGATATTATATTGAATAATGAGGATTATACAGTGGGTAAGGTTTTAGAATATATATTGTATGAAAAGCATTATCAAGGCGATAAAAGTTTATCGTTCTGCGGATTTAAGAAGTTTCATCCGCATGACGTTACCAGCACTGTGCGAATTGCGTTTAACACACCATCAGATAAAACCGTAGTGAAACAACGTCTACGATCTGTATGTGTAGACGCACAGGATATATTCAAAAAGATCGGTGGAATGTTCTAATTGCTTATTATTTATCGTAAATATATATATATATATCTATTTTTTTTATTTTCAGATATATATATATTTCATCACAAGAACATTGACATTTTTTTAATAGGTTGTTTCGAACTAACCTTGTAATACATATATAGTATATTATCATGGTTATATTCAGTTTTAATAAGACCACTTTCAAATAATCGTCTAGAAAAATCCGCATCTTCTCTAAAATTTATATTTTTGTATCCAATATGTAAGCATATATCAGTTTTTATCAAATTTAAATGATTCAGATAACGGTAAAACCCTTTTTCATCATGAAACCAATCATTATAGTCTAGTGAATGTGTAAATGGTTTAATGAATTTCCCGTTAAGAAAATAATAACCGATTAATTTGACACAGTCAAAATCAATATTAGATTTAATTGCATGTTCATATGTAGTAAAATATGTATCACCCACATTATCGTCATCATCTACAAAACAACAGTATTTACCATTAGCCCGCGCCAATAACCTGTTTCTTTTTTCACCAATTGTTATATCCAACGTTTCATCATATAATATTTCAACTTCAATATCGGCTGTATTTTTAAGAATATTTAATCGTTGATATAATTTAACAAACATATCATTTCTACTAGGTATTGTACATATAAGAATGCTTACGTCCATATTATATTTTATAAATTTATAATTATTCAGTTTTATTTACGCAAAAAAAATGTATACTTGTATTTTAGAGAAATGATAAATATTTTGTATTTTTTGACATGGACAAAGTTATTTCGTGGACGTAAAACGTATAATATAGAACCACATCCATTTATACCTGAAGTAATTTACGGTAAAGTTATAAATGTGTGTGATGGTAATACGATAACGGTTGATATGAGAGACTTCTCTACATATATATTACCGGTCTGTCTTTTAGGTGTTAATTCACCTGGGATCGATTTAGTAAGTGTACATGATATTGCACTGGCAAAACGAGCAAGGGATAAACTAAGTGCACTTATTTTAGATAAGGATGTGAAATTACTAAATATATCTATGGAAAAATATGGACGTTTATCAGCAAATGTATATATTGATAATATTCATGTAAATGAATGGATGGTGGAACATAAATATGCGATTCCATGCGATGGATGTAAAAAATCACGAGATATTAAATGGGATTCGTTGAAAATTGAAATTGATTGTTATTAATGTATTATACTCTAATTAATAACAATAATGGATAAAAGACTAAATAAAAAGATTGAGACTTATATTGTGCAGTTCAAAGATGACATCCGCGATAAAATCAAAGAGCAATGCATTAAGGATTCTGATGCACATGAGATAATGCAGTTCATATACGATTATGAGCGATTGACATTGTTAAAAGACGATTTAACGAAACGTAAACGTGTGAAAAATTCTATTCCTGGAACCAATCGTTGCAATGCAAAGCGTGCAAATGGGGAACAGTGTACTCGCAGAAGAAAAACAGATTGTGAATTTTGTGGAACACATTCAAAAGGCGCGCCACATGGACTAATGGGAACTGAGGATGAACAACCAACATTAATAACCAAACACAATTTAGAAATTCGAGCTGAGGATATTGATGGAATTATTTACCATATAGATAAATTTAATAATGTATATAGCACAGAAGATATTTTAAAGGGTGGTGAGAATCCTACGATTATTGCTACATATAAAAATGGTATGATTTCATTGTTGAATACTAGTTAGATACAGGATAATTGTTATTATACTTCTTTAATTTTACGAACAATAGATTCTACTACAACCTCTTCGCGATTGCCGATTATAAAGTCATTTATTTCAGTAGCCTTTGATATATCACCCTTATAAAATTTAGATAGTATACTTAGTAGATTTTTTTTGGTTATAGGTTTTTTCACATTTTTTTTTGAATAAATTAATTTCCCGTTGTTTATATCAACCTGATCGATATCATTTTTACGCATAATATCAATTAGATTCAGTGAAATCTTTTTCTGTTCATCTTTACGTGATTGTTCTTCCTTTTTCAATTTGCGTATCTCGTTATCCAATCTTACCCATACTTGGATCGATTTAATTAATTCTTCCTTTGAGTCCATTATAGATACTTATACATATACATTTATATTATTTAGCACTTTTAATGGAAATACAAAATATAATGTAGATATAAAAAGAATGTTCGGAAGAAATAGAAGAATACTGTCGATAAATAGTGGTAATGGTAATGTAGTTATGCCTATGGTTTTCCGAATACCAATTATAAAAACAATTGCACCGATGCAACCAGTATTATATCCGAGAGAGCCAGAAAGAAAAAAAATGACTTGGGGAGAACCTACGTGGTTTTTTTTACATACAATTGCTGAAAAAGTCAAACCTGAAAGTTTCGCAATCATTCGCGGCGAGTTATTACAACATATTTATAATATATGTGTGAATTTACCATGTCCTTTATGCGCTAAACATGCAAAAATGCATTTGGACTCTATTAACTTCAGTATAATTTCATCGAAAGATGAATTGAAGATGATGTTATTTACATTTCATAATATTATAAATTCTCGCAAAAATTACCCATTATTTTCTTTGGAAGATCTTGATGTAAAATATTCACTTGCCAATACAGGTAAGATATTCACACATTTCATATACCATTTTACGGATAGTTATCGTGCACCAGGTATGATTGCGGATGACTTATTCAGAAAACAATTATCAAAAAAAATAATTGAATGGTTTAATAATAATAAAAACCATTTTATGTAAAAAATCTTGAAAAATATATATTAAATGTATTTTTTTCAAGATTAAGCGTTTTATATAACAGTACATTTATATAATGTAGATGATGGGCGTTTGCATATTGCTTTGTTTCCTATTCCGTTGAAGAACTGAAGTTCTGGATCAACTCGATCTATTATCATACCCCATGATATTCCTGCCATAGTACCAATAGCAAGCGAACCTAACAATATAAGTGGTTTCGCACATCCGTTAGTTATATTCCATATGAGGTCAGATATTATCAATATTGGAAATATCATAAATGTTCCTGTATTAGTAGTTGCTAAATTATGTTTAATAATAATATAAGATAAATATGAAAATGTAAATCCTAAAATTGTCTGTCCTATAGGCATGTCTGGCATACCTTCGATTGCATTACAAACTGGATTGTTTACATTTTGTCTGTATTTTCACCAATAAATAGAAAACTTATAAAACAAGTTAGTAACACACCAGCCACATAAAATATCCCTTTCAGATTCTGATTAAAGAGTGATTGTAATACGAAATATGACACAATTATAAATGGCGACAATCTTGAGAATAAATAAGACAATGAAATAACGTTAATTCCAGACATATAATTTATAACTAGATAAAAACGTGTGTGAATACTTCGTGAATATTAGATATCTCTATGAACTTAATATCAATGTCGGTTGTATGTTTTTCCTTAAATTCGATGAAATCCTTATTATTGTCCTTTGGATACAAAAATGTTTTTATTCCTGCGCGTATTCCTCCAATAATCTTATATTCCAATCCACCGATAGGCATTACATTCCCTCGTAAATCGATCTCCCCAGTTATTGCAACAGTATTGGATATAGGGCGTTGAGTAAATAAACTATACATTGCTGTTGTAGATGCAACACCTGCTGATGGTCCATCTTTATCAACCGCGCCCTCGGGACAATGGATATGTATACCAGTGTTCTTATTCTTATTTGTTTCGAAATCTGTTATCATTTTATTTTGTAGTTCAGGAGAACATAGAGACCATGCAAGTGTTTTTGCTACATTCATACTCTCTTTCATTACATTTCCCTGTAATCCAGTTAATTTTAAATCTAGAAATACCGTCGTTGGAAAAAACGAAGCTTCAATCTGTATGATTCCACCATTACCATGAGAGTTTGCATATAATCCGTTCATAATTCCGATCATTGGACTCTTATGTATTGCATGCTCTGTAATTTTTCTGTATTTGTGTAGATATTTGTCTATATATTTCGCCGTAACAACTATCGGTATTTCTATATCTGACTCTTGAAGTAATTCTAAATTAATTGCTCCGTATAAATCAAATAATATTTCCTTTAATTTACGAACCCCTGGCTCCATAGTAAATAATACGATTATATGTTGTATTATCTCATCCGATATAACAACTGTTTCAGACAATCCCATATTTTTTGTTAGATCTGGTATTACATAATCTCTTGCTATCACAATCTTTTCTTCTATGGTTAGATTGTCAAATTTAATACGATGGATTCGGTCTAGTAATACCTTGTCTATCGATTCAGGGTCATTGTATGAGAATATAAATAGGGCTTTGGATAAATCTAACGGAATACCACTGAAAAAACGGTCTTGGAAGGAGTCGTTTTGTGTTGTATCTGTCAAATGGGTCAATATCCCATTTATTTCACTCCCATGTTCCTTTGATATCTTGTCAACTTCGTCGAAATATATTATTAAATTTTTACATTCTGCGTCCATCAAAGCAGTCGATATTGCGCCCCATGTAGAATTTAAATATGTATATCCGTGGCCTTCTAATGTAGAACCATTGCACGAACCACCGAGGGCTATGAACGTAAATGGTCTAGTTGTTCCATCTTCATCTACTAAACATTTTGCTAGTCCATATTTTGCCAATGACGTTTTTCCTATTCCAGGAGAACCTTCAAACCCAAAACAATATCCTTTTTGTTCTCCAGTTATCCACTGAGCTATTATTTTTTTCAATTGCGTTTTCGCATGTGTCTGACCATAAACCGATCTATCGAAGGTATCGTCTATCTCTTTAAATAATTTATGGAATTCTATCAATCCCGATTTTATTTCTGTAATATATTTGTTTATATTCTTTAGATTTACCCCATCTTCTTTGATAATCGTATGAATCTCGATTTTATCGTTAATATTGGATGTTTCAATGATTTTTTTAATTTCATTGATTTTTTCATGTTTAGTTTTCAATTTATACCATTTTATTTCATTTTTATTTATATACTCTATAATTTTGTTTATTTGGGATTTTGTTATACACTCGACGGTTAATAATATATTTTTCAAACATTCCAATATTTCAGTTTCTATGTTGGATATATAACTATATATTTCCGCATTTGTATAAGTTGCCTTTATAGGTATATTTAATAACGGTTTTGCAATCTCAATTAGATTCTTAAAGACAACATTTAATAATTTTGTGCACTTTAATATTGGTTCTTCCCTAGATATATTGAATGGGATTTTTAAAATACCTTCCAAATACTGTTTCACTTTAATATTTGAATCGTCGGATTTATTTCTTATCTCCTTCAACTTTGCCATTGCCTTATCTTTTACAAGTTCAGGTGCACGCATCGCATACACCTGTTGCTCTAATGATACACGATTTAATCCATATTTATTAGTTATTTTATGCGTATAATTCATTGTATGTTTCATAGCGTCTTTGAAATATCTCTTGACATCCCATGGAAAACTATCGTAAATCATAGCTTGTTCATTTGAGTCTAAATTTGATACGGTTATAACATCATATAATAGATATGATATGTATTTTAATTCGTCATCGTCGCCATATGTCAAGAGGTCGATTAATATATTTCGTTGTTCGAATATTTCAGATGATGTAAATTTTTTAATGGTTTTATCTAATTTATCCGTTTTTGTCATAGAAGCTAACGCGCATATTGTCGCATTTTTTTTCCTTATGTCTTCATCTCCGTGTATTAATATATCCTTCAATGTCATCGTGTCAATTTGTCGCTGTAAAACATCTAAATTACAACCAGTATTATATCTTAAAATTTGTTTTTTTCGTGTATTTACGTATATATTATCCAATAGATCTAGATTCAGTTCGTCCACAATACCAGAGAGTACGATTGTTTTCTTGGAACATTCACTGTGAAAAATTACCTTAATACCCCATACTTTTTGATGAAACGAAGATGAGTTACTATCATAATCAAAACATTCAAATTGTGATGCGTTTTCAAGTTGAATTATTGTATCCGTAATTTTGTTGATACATATTGTTTTTGTGTCGTTTGTATTGTCATTTTTTGTAGTGATAGTTTTGAATCCGATTGGCTTGATGTATTTTCGTATTAAATTAAACTTTGCGACTAGTTCAGGTTCTCCGATATACTCTACGAAACTAGACCCCAATGTCATGTAAATCATATCACCGACATATTTGGTGCCGAATGTAGATATAATAGCAGATATTTTATCCGTAATTAATTGAACGGCATCTATGGTTGTATCAACTGGATTAGATTGAATATTTTCACATATTTCAATAGTTTTATTATGTAATTCTCTGAGTGATGTTATACATATATTTACTTCAGTATTACTAAATATATTGTATTTTCTATATAATTGTACAGAAATTATCGTATCTGTTATAATTTCCCTCGCACGATAAAGACGAATCTTTATTAATTCTATTAATTTTGTCTGGTCAGTATCATTTACTAACTCGTTTTTCACCATAAGTATAGATTTTGCATTATTTTTAACCATTTTATATAATATTGGATATTTTATTTAGATTTATTACAAATGTGTCCGAAAAGTATTTATATTAAATTGATATAAATACTTTTTGGTTATATAAAATATATGACTGTGTTTTTTGTAAAGCGTTTAATATATGGTAATGTCGATAGCAAAGAGGAAATAAAAAAAGAGATAAGCGATGAAACAAAGGGTGAAAGTGAAAGTAAGAAAGAAAGTGAGAAAGAAAGTGAGAAAGAAAGTGAAAATGAAAGTGAAAGTGAAAGTGAAAATGAAAGTGATAAAGAAAGTGAAAGTGAGAAAGAAAATGAAAGTGAGAAAGAAAGTGAAAGTGAAAGTGAAAATGAAAATGAAAGTGAAAGTGAGAAAGAAAGTACGAAAGAAAATGATGATAACTATAAAATATGTAATCGAGATTGTTCTACATTTCAAACTGAATTTTATAAGGATTTTAGAAAGGTGTTTGTTACTCCAGAATTTAAATTATGTTCTAGATTGTATCTAGGGTTTGTATTATTGTCGATCACATCCGCTCTTTATAATGTGTGTTCGTCATTTAACCATTGTATAGATAACACATCAACCGTATATTTTCCGTTTTGTGATAATCGTAACGATATTCAAGAGGGATCATGCACATTTCGCCATCCTGCTTACATCGTATATTATAAATAATTTAATATTATATTTTCAATATAAAGTTTAAGATAATATATAAAATACTAATCATATATATTATCTATATACATACAACTAATGACTCTACGTTTTCTCCCTTTTTCCTCTCCACATATATATAGATTAAATTCAATGTTACGTTCGCCATTATTATCTGGAAAGATTTGGTCCTATCAAACAAGATCTCTGTCATCATTGCTCAAAATGAAGGGTAACTATACCATTGTCGACCACAAATATGACGCCTTAGTAGTAGGAGCAGGAGGAGCTGGTCTCCGAGCTGCAATGGGTCTATCCGAATTCGGTTTCAACACAGCTTGTATAACAAAATTATTTCCAACTAGAAGTCATACAGTTGCTGCTCAAGGTGGTGTAAATGCAGCTCTTGGTAATATGAGTGAGGATGATTGGAGATGGCATATGTATGATACTGTTAAAGGTAGTGACTGGTTGGGTGATCAAGATGCAATCCACTATATGTGTAAAGAAGCACCCGCGGCAGTTATTGAACTTGAGGAATTCGGTCTCCCCTTCTCACGAACAAAAGAAGGAAAAATATACCAACGTGCATTCGGAGGTCAATCCCTTAATTTCGGTAAAGGTGGTCAAGCCCACCGATGTGCATGTGCAGCTGACCGTACAGGACATGCAATGTTACACACTTTATATGGTCGAAGTTTAGCATTTGATACAACGTATTTTATTGAGTATTTCGCTATGGATTTAATCATGGATAAAGGTTCTTGTGTTGGTGTTATTAGTATTAATATGGAAGATGGTACTATCCACAGAATTAATTCAAAGAATACAGTGCTTGCGACAGGAGGATACGGAAGAGCTTACTTTAGTTGTACTAGTGCTCATACCTGTACAGGTGATGGTAATGCTATGGCTATGAGAGCAGGATTAGCAAATCAAGATCCAGAATTCGTTCAATTTCATCCAACAGGCATTTACGGTGCAGGGTGCTTAATAACTGAAGGATGCAGAGGCGAAGGAGGTATTTTGAGGAATAGTGAAGGAGAACGATTTATGGAACGGTATGCACCTTCTGCTAAGGATCTTGCTAGTAGAGATGTTGTTAGTAGAGCTATGACTATGGAGATTAGAGAAGGGAGAGGGGTTGGACCTAAGAAAGATCATTGTTATTTACATCTAGATCACCTTCCACCAACTCTTTTAGCCGAAAGATTACCTGGTATTTCAGAGACAGCAGCGATTTTTGCTGGAATTGATGTTACTAAGGAGCCTATTCCAGTTTTACCAACTGTTCATTACAATATGGGTGGAATCCCTACAAATTATTACGGAGAAGTTATCAAAACAGAGTTTAATGACAAAGGTGAATTTATAGCTGATGTAGTAGTTCCCGGTCTTTTCGCTGCTGGGGAAGCAGCATGTGCTTCAGTTCATGGAGCGAATAGATTAGGGGCAAATAGTTTACTTGATATTGTTGTATTCGGTAGAGCTTGTGCGAATAGAATTAATATGATCTCTAAACCCGGAGACGCTATTCCTATTCTTCCTCCTAATGCGGGTATGGAGAGTTTAGCTGTGCTTGACGAATTAAGGTATTCTGAAGGTAAGAGTCCTACTGCAGGTATTAGAGAGAAAATGCAAATATGTATGCAGGAGAGTGCTGCTGTCTATAGAACTTCTGAAGTTTTGAAGGAGGGAGTTATTGCGATTGACGCCGTTATTCACTCTTTCAAGGATGTTGGTGTTACTGACAGAAGTTTGGTTTGGAATACTGATTTAGTAGAGACACTTGAATTGAGAAATTTGTTGGCTTGTGCTGCCACTACTATGCATGCAGCTGAGAAGAGACATGAATCTAGAGGTGCCCACGCTCACGAGAATTACCCAAATAGAGATGATAAGGAATGGATGAAACATACTATCGGATACTTTAATGAAACAACTAATAAGACTGAGATTAGGTACAGACCTATTCATTATTATACTCTTGACGAGAACGAGTGTCAAGTTGTTGCTCCGATTGCTAGAGTTTATTAAGCAATCGTCGTTTCATGAGCATAAAGTTTATAGTATTCGACTACATTTAGTATACACTAATTCCCTTTAAAATTCTCTTGTATAAAGATGACATGATTATATATATGAAATACAACGAAGTAAATTATAATATGCATATGGAATTTTTACGTAGAGAAATACTGAAAGATTTGGAAGAAGTTTCACGATATAACGAACAATTTAGGGAAATTTCAGTTTCGTTATCTCATATTCCCGCCGAACTTCGCCCAATCCCATTAAAACGTTATAATAATTATATGAAATCATATAAACACAATACGATGTTTAAATGAACATGGGAATTCCAAGTTATTTTCACAGGTTATAAAAAATAATCCAAATATTGTCCGTAATTTAAACAACATAAAACGCAATTCCATAACCTTTACATGGATTGTAATTCAATTATTTATGATGTAGTTCGCACCATAAATACTGATGATACGTCGTTAATTATTCAACATGTTATATTGAATATTGAAATGTATATTAAGAAAATAAATCCATCAAATACGGTAATTATTGCGTTTGATGGTGTCGCGCCATTTGCCAAGATGAATCAGCAAAAAACACGACGTTATAAATCGTCTTTTATGGCGAAGGTTGAGCGAACAGAGTGGTCTACATCTAATATCACCCCAGGCACGAAATTCATGGACGAATTGTCATTTCATATGGATAAAGCTTTCAATAATACAGAAGCAAAATATAATGTGAAAAAAATGATTGTATCTGGTTCAAATGAAGCTGGTGAAGGGGAACATAAGATTTTTAAACATATCCGAGATAATCCAGGTCTGAGTGAAAATGTCATGATTTATGGACTGGATTCTGATTTAATTATGCTTGCTATTTTCCACAGTCATTTATTTAATAACGGATTTATTTTCAGAGAGGCGCCCGAATTTATGAAGAGTGCTATTCAGGTTGAGGATTCAAACGAACCTTATGTTCTTGATATGGGATTACTCAGCGAATCCATTTTGAAGGACATGAACTGTCGGTTTTATGATCGTCGCAGAATTTATGATTATGTGTTTATGTGTTTTTTATTAGGAAATGATTTTCTTCCGCATTTTCCAGCGTTAAATATTCGCACACATGGAATTTCTTCGTTAATTAATACATATGTAGAATATATAGGAAAATTTCAAGACCGTTTTTTCATCGCAAATGGTAAAATACAATGGAGATATTTTGGAATATTCATTCGTGAACTAGCTAAAAACGAACACATATTTTTAATGAATGAATATACAGTGCGTGATAAACACGATAAACGAATATGGAGAACCGAGACTAAAGACGACAAAGCAAATGCATTATTGAATATACCTATTATTTACAGACCCGAGGAAAAATATATATGTCCCGGTGAGAAATCATGGGAAGACCGATATTATAGATCACTTTTACATATGGAACGCAAACCGAAATCTATATGTACTAATTATCTCGAAGGATTAGAGTGGGTCTTTAAATATTATAGTGGTGAATGCCCAGACTGGCGATGGACTTATGAATATCATTATCCACCATTACTTGTAGATTTACAATCTTATATTCCTGATTTTGACACTACTTTTATATCTAATTATCGTGGTCCATTTACTTCTAATGTCCAACTTGCATATGTCCTCCCGATGGCACAATTTGACCTTCTTCCTGAAAAAACACGCACGTTTTTATTGGGCAAATATAAGGAACATTACTCAGATAAAGTTGATTTCCAATGGGCGTTTTGTAGATACTTCTGGGAAGCTCATGTTTGTTTTACACCTATTTCGGTGAACGAATTGGAACAATGGTAACATGTATCTATATATCGGTTTGTAATATAACTATAGTGGAGAGTAAATACTCCATCCGATATATTGTATAATAAATGTATTTAGAAAGATTTTATTTATATATTGTATAAATAAAATGAAGTTATCTAGTATTTTTGCATTGATTCCAGTTGTTACTAGTGTCCATTTAGGTGATCGTTTTGATTCTTGGCTGGATGAATATAAAGTCACTGTAGATGATAATCATATGTATATGAGTATGTTTGAAAAATGGGCAGATAATGATAATTTCATCCATGACCACAATTCAAATAATGCTTCACATACCCTTGGGCATAATCAATTCTCTGCTATGAATTCCTCTGATTATAAGACGTTTTTGGGATATTCACCTGCAGTTGGCAATCCTAAACGCTTCGGAAGTGTCATGTGGATAACTAAAAATTTCATTGCAGATTCAGTTAACTGGGTGCAAGCTGGTGCAGTAACTCCAGTGAAAAACCAAGGGCAATGTGGTTCCTGTTGGAGTTTCTCAACTACCGGGGCATTAGAAGGCGCTTATTTTGTCAAGAATGGTAAACTCGTTTCATTTTCAGAGCAACAATTAGTTGATTGTGACAATTTCCGCAACGGTGGACACGACCAAGGTTGCAATGGCGGTCTTATGGATAACGCATTTGATTGGATTAGTAATAACAGAGGACTTTGCTTGGAATCGGATTACCCGTATTTATCTGGCGAAACTCAGGATTCTGGTAGTTGTAAGAAAGCATGTAGTGTGTATCCAGGGAGTGATATTATTAAATATATTGATGTAGTGCCGTCTGACGATTCTCAAATGATGGCCGCATTGACCAAACAACCAGTTGCTATTGCGATTGAGGCAGACCAACGTGAATTCCAATTGTATAAATCTGGTGTGTTTTCTGCTAAATGCGGGACTAGTTTAGATCATGGTGTTCTTGCTGTTGGGTATGGAACTGAAAACGGAGACGATTATTATCTTGTTAAGAACTCGTGGGGAGATTCTTGGGGGTCGGATGGATATATAAAATTAGCGAGAGGAAGATCGTTAAATAATGGAGACGGACAATGCGGCATGTTATTGAGTGCTAGTTACCCTGTAGTTTAATATTTTTTAGGTTTTACCAAAACTATATAAAAACAAATCCGTCGATACTAATAATGGAAACCGATAAGCTTCTTGATAAACCTTTTCATCCTCCTGGATGGTATGATTTCTCTATTTCATTTGGTTCATATGTACAATCTAAACCGAGTGAAATAGATACTTTATTTACATATTCTCCTATAATGGAAAACACAAACGAACATTATTCAAGTTATGCTAGGTTTATTACTTGCGGTAATACAAACCTAAAAACTTATAGAATTGTAAATTTTGGAATTATGTTCGTAATTTTTTCATCAATCAGTTATGTTCCATATACGTATACAACAATTATTATCAATCAAGATAATAACGAATGGGTTTTTATTATTTGTATGATTTGTATGGTTGTTTTTGCGTCATATAGATTATCAAATGGTCTGGTTGAATTTGAAGTAGAACATATTCAACAATATGATAATAATATTAGATGCCTTAAACAAAAGAAAATGAATGGTATAGTATGATTGTTTTTGTGTCATATAGATTATCTGATGGTCTAGTTGAATTTGAAAGAGAACATATTCAACAATATGATAATACTATTAGATACCGTTCAAAAAACGAAAATTAATGAAAATGAGATTAATGTCTAAAATATTGTTATATTGGGAGAGATTGTTCTTACTATAATTGCAATGATTTTTTGGTGTAATTAATTTAACTTGTATCATTAATTCTAAATAAACCTCTCGTCGTGATCAGGGTCAAATTGATAAGAACCGAATAAATAATATTTAGAATTTATGAACTTTTCCCTTTCTATATTTTTGGGTTCTGGCTTTATTAATTCGTTTTTTACCGAGTTCTTTGTATGTTTTTGGCGTTTTCTTTGTAATCCGTTTTGTAGGTCTATATACATCACTTTTATACTTATATCCAAGCTCACCTCGTTGATTGCGCCAATC